ATACTTTTTGCTTTCTCATCAGGCTTCATCTCTTATCTTCTTTTTAATGTTTGAAATCGTTTTGACAATCGACATATACGGAATACCAGTCTTTCTCGAAATCTCTGTTTGATTAAAATTTAATTCAACGTATGTATCGAGTAGCATATCCTCATACCAAGATAGTTCTTTTCGTGCTACCTCCACTCGATTAAATAGCTTTTCTTTGTATTCCTTTGATTCATCCTCAATCTGCACTAATTCGTGAATCTCATCAATGCTTTCAAACTTGGCTCTGAAATGCCTGAAGAATGGTTGATTCATTCCAGTACTATAAATCATATTTAGCATACAACGGACCAACCAATATTTCAATCCACTCGTTCCGTTGTTATTGTATATCGACCAAAATTTTTCTTCTGAAATCGAGCAAAGATTTAAAAACATTTCTTGCTTTAGTTCTTCCCTCAAGTTTGCTGGTTGCATTTTCATCAAGGCTTGCTTAATCTCCTTTGAATTATAAAGTTCCTCAATGATTTGCGACCTGGTCATTCTTTTGATTTTCTGATTATTTCAAAAATAAAATAAACAATAAAAGCCACCTCGATTATTCCAACCGCAATGGCTTCCCAAATTAACCTTTCCACTTTTCGAGTTCCCGATTTAAATACCAAACTGCTTTACTTAAATCTTTCTTTTTAAATCCTTTCTTATCGGCTCGCAGTATGTATTTAATTGAGTTTCCAAGATTAAAGTTTAAGTCGAATGCATCAATTATATCAATTACCTCGATGCCATTCCCTTGATAATGCTCAGGATGATTGACCTCTTCTTTGATAACTCCTTGATAATTAATCTTTTCCATATGCAAAGTTTACATTATAATCCGTGCTTTTCCAAATAATCCTTAATTTTTTTTGTCTGATGGTATGCTGGTCTTGAACTACCATTATTATTTTTAATTCGATTTAGGTTTATTTCAAGGCTAAAATTTAAATCTAAATACGTTGCGCCTTCAATAACTACTTGGATTGTAGGTCGTTGTATTCTCATTGTAATCCAATCAATAGCCTTTTTATAATTCTCGTTCAAATCTCATCTGCTTTAAATCTACGAATCAAACTCTCGCAATCCTCAATCGACCTAACAATTGCATAGTAATAACCGTGATTAATTGCTATCTGCTCAAATGCTTTTTGGTTTGGTTGCTGAGTTCCTTTATCAATCTTAACTTCAACAAATAAACCTTTCCACTTATTATTTGAAACCATCCAAAACATATCAGCCACTCCAGCCTTTGCTCCTTCCATCTTTAATTTGATTGCAACTAGTCTATGCCTTGCACCTCCGTTCGGAATAGCATAATAGTAAAAGTCCTGAGTCCATTCTAACCATTTGCAAATTGCTACTTGGAGTTTATGCTCGTGTTCGTTTCTCATTATATTAAAGATGTTTTAATTCATCATAGCACATAGAAAACCATTTTCTACAAAATTTTGAATCCTTCATACATCTATCAATAAATTCTTCAATTGTGTCGGGATAGTTTCCTTTAAATTCGTTTGATTTAGAATAATAATAAGAAAAAACTCCTTTTATACCAATAATACAAAAGAAAAGCATTTTAGCATATCCATCAATACTTACTGTGGGAGTATATTTTTTTATTGAAACTAAGGTAGGTCTACTAATACCTAATGCGTTAGCTATTGCTTCTTCTGAAAATCCTGAATTTATTTTAAATAACTTACAAACATCTTTAAAATTTAATATTGATTTATATGCAGATTTTATTTCTTCATAATTTAAACCAACTGGAGATGCTAATGATTCAAATAAATTAGTTCCGCAATTTAATAATCCTCCATACATATCTGAGTAATAACTAATATAATATCTTTCCCTATCATTTAAATCATTTAATAATATATCAGTTTCTATTACATCTATATTTACCTCTAACCCAAGATTGTGTAATTCAGAAACCCACATATTAACTTGCTTATTATGAGACCTTTTTAAATGTGACAAAGGTCTGCCTTTGCCAATAGTTGTTTTCCCAATATATCTATATACATCATTTCTTGGGTCTCTTAAACCGTAAATCATATTCATATTTTCCATAACACAAATATAGTAAATATAATTTACTTTTTGTCAAATATCTTTAACATTATAAGTTTTGTTGTAATATTTTTCTGATGTATAATAAGCATTCAGCTCATACAATTCTCCAATACATCCATCAGTAAAGGCATCTTTTATCTGCTCTTTCTCGACTTCTAATAATTGCTCGGCTTTTTTTAATACCGTATCTACATCTTCATCCTTCCATCCGCTTTTTAGCCAATAGATTAACTCTTGCATTGCAGTTTTATTGCTCATTTTTATTATATTTTAATCTTCCGTGACTTGTGTATAAAGTCAAATCTATTGTATCCGTATAAATATCCTCATATTCGGAAATTCCGAATGTTACTTTTGCCTCTGATTTTTTTTGTATTGTCTGTTTATTTTTCAGAGCATAATAATAAGCATAGCTAATTAATACTATTGCAGTAATGTAAATTAGTTTTCTTTTCATTTTTCGTTTGGTTTAATAGTTCCATCATTATCAATAAAGCAATCAAATGTAACTAAACTATTGACAAATTTAATATAACCTTGAGTTTTGCAGTGCATCTTCCTTTCTTTAATATCCTGAATGGTAGAATATTTATTCCAAAGTTCGATTCGTTCTTCCTTTGAAATCGTTGGAATCTTAAACTGCTCAAGGTAATCAAATAGAATTGAAAGACCTCCAGCGATAAACGTAAATTTCTTGTCGTTCTTCTCGCAAAACCTTATTTGATTTGCATACTCGTTAGCCGTATCAATCGCTTGCTTCTTTAATTCTTGGTCCGTTGGCACTGGAGTCTTTTCTTCTTTTTGCTTTTCTTTAGCGACCTTGCTTAACACTTCGTTTTTTTCGTAGTAATATTTCTTAATCCATTGAACAAAGATAGATGAATTAAAAAATACGGTTGTTTCAGATTGATTTAAATACTCGCCATTTAATCCATTGTTAACGGCTATCATTATATCATCCTCTGAATAATTACCAAATGCCTCGAGGTCGGTTAAAATTAATTTTATGTCCATTTCCTCTTCGCCTTTGTTTTTATCCTTTAGACCCAATTTGGCTTTGGCTAATCCAACAACTTGAGTGGCTATTCTTATTCGTTGACTATCTGATAATAATTTAATCGCTGGCTTTAAATATGCCTGGTATATTAAACCTTCTCTTTTAGTTAGGTAATTACTTTCTGCTGAAAGGGTTATTGAAAGTTCCATCTTCAATTTGTTTTAAAAGTTTCTGCTCTATTTCGTATAAATTCTCAAAGTTCTTTTGATGCTTGCCTTTGACTGGTTCTTGAGAATGGTAATTATTTGAATTACTAAATTTATTATTATTTTTCATCCAAGTACTAATCCTTCTTGTAATATCAAAATATTTTTCTGCTTGCCATCTTTCTTTACCTTTATCATTTTGTTCAGTCCAATAAGAATAAAAATTCTCATATTCAGAATTTAATAAATCAATGTGAGGCGAAAGCATTTCGCTAAAACTTACTTTACTTTCTTTTTCTTTTATTTCATTTACTTTACTTTCTTTTACTTTACTTTCTTTTACTTTATCAGCGTTACGAACGTGTTCTGAACGTGTTACATTTTCGCTAAATGCTTGATTATCACGCCATTCTGAAATACGTTTTGCGTTTTTTTCTTTAGAAACTTGATACTTTTTACTAAAGTTTAGCAATTGTTTGTTGAAAGTTTCGCCATTATTTGTAGAAATCAAATCAATTTCTTCCATAAACTCCCAAACTTTCTCTAATTTTTTGCCAACATTTAACTGATGTTTAAGTACTTTTGTCTTAATTGGCTTCTCTTGTAAAGCAAGTTTTTCTAAAATTGTATAGAATAAACCAAGACCTTCATATCCATACTCAAGATACAATTCAGTTATCTTTTCGTCATTAAATGAATTTGAATCATGTAGGTAATATTTCATAATTTATTTAGTTTCCATGTTATAAATTCTTCAACAGATTTATCTTTTTTTTGTCTATTACATTTTCTGCAAGCAGTTATTAAATTAGTAATATCATTTGACCCACCTTTTGAATAAGGAATTACATGGTCACATTCTAAAATACCTCCTACTTTATTACAATATTGACAAGTATAATTATCTCTTTTAAAAATTTCTTTTCTTAATTTAGATAAATAATTTACATCTCTTTTTTCTAATCTTTGTGAATCTAAATAATCTAAAAATTTAGTTAAACTACAATAACCAATTCCAAAATTTTTAAAATTCCATCTTTCCGCTTTACCAATAAAATCCCAGTCATCTTTTTTAGGATGATTAATTTCTTGCAACCAATTATGTATCAATTGATAATTTGTAATTCTCATTAGTTTCATTTTTAGAAAATAAAAAAGCCAGTCTGCGTCGGAGTGCAAAACTGGCTTTGGTTATTTAACCTATTAAATTACCCAAGAACTCCGACCCTCTTGGTTAATTATTCTCAAATATAAAAAAACTAAACCGATTTACAAAGTCTTTTTGAAAAATATCCTGAATATATTGGATGCTCTGATTCAAATAACCTGGCATAGTCAGAAGTGAAATTGTTATTGACTTTGTACCTATCATTCCCTTCGACCATTGTATGCCATCGGATGACTTCGAATATTTGCTTTGCTCCAAGTCTAATGTATCCTCGATTAATTAGTTGGAATGCTAAACGTTTAAACTCCTGGTATATTTGGGGATTGTCTTGATGATACTTTTTGAAGCTTGTTTTCATTTGGTTTAAATTTAGATGTGTGATATAATTTCTTATAATCTTTTTTTAACTCTTTTGTCAAATGGTCTTGCCATTGGTTGAACGTAAGTGCTTTCATCTTAGTAGGTCTACAATTAAATAAAATATCCAAGTGGCAATGATTCCCACGATGCCTACCATCGTGAGAAATTCTGCCGTTTCAGTTGAGTTATTGGATTTGCCTTGATTTTTCATCTTGCATTTGTTTAGCTATCATTTGAACTTCTCGCATTACTTCAGGGTACTTAACGTATCCGTTCTCTTTGTTTCTAAGATTCCAGTAGACTACTTGCTGAACATTCTGAACGTTCCATTCTCTTGCGCTAAAAGGTAAAATGCCTTTCTTATTTAAACTATCGGCAACTGCCTGATGTATAATATTTTTTTTTATCTTTATCATTATCTTTTATATTTAATTAAAATAATTTCAATTATTGATGATTTATCTAATGGGAATGATGCAACTAAAGGATTATCATCTAAAAACTCATAATCAGTTTTACCTATAAAAAAACTCATTCTGTTAGTTTCATAATTCTCTATGACATAATCCGATTCTATTGTAAAATTTCCTTTATTAAAATATACTAAATATCTTTTTTTAGGTTTTGATTCCATTATAGTATAGTTTTTTTAATTGATGTTGTAGATGATTTTGCTGGAGGATAGAACTCAAACGATTCTCCCGTTTCCTCATCCACCGTAATAGTTTTATTCTTGATTCCTTTACAAAACTTCTCGACTTCCTTTTGCTTTTCTTTTAACTCATCGATTTGGTCCTGAATATCAACCCATTGCTTGGTTGCACTAAAGTCGTATTTCGTTCCAACTTCAGCCACTTGCATCTCAACATTGTGGACCTCGAATCGACCTTTGTCGTATTTAAGTAATTCATCGACTGCTTGCTCTTTTAAAGTCTTCTCAAGTTCAGCAAATAGCAACTGATACTTCGATGCGATGGCAAGCAAAGACTTAATGTCTCTGCCCCCTTCCTTAATGCCTTCATTAATCAAATGTACTAAATGATTAATTTGAGCCTTGCTCATATCTAAGATTGGATTATGACCGAATAATCCTATCTCGAATTGTTGTGGATTAAATTGTATTTCTTCCATTGTTAAAAAGGTAAATCGTTTTCGATTAATGTAGCACTTGGAGAGTCATATACTGGTGTCGGCTTAGGTGCTTGTGCGTAAGAACCTTCCGTTCCTTTAATTTTAAAGTTACCCAATATAGGCGCATTACTTTCGGGAGTCTTTACTCCGTCTTGAGTTACGAAACCATAGTTCCCGTAATTGTCAGCATCCTCTTTTAAGAATCCGCTGATGTTTAGGTAAGTACCTTTCTTACCCTTGTACAATTTAGACTTGTCTAACAAATCTACGTTAATTGAAATGCTTACTAACTTGCTCATTTGATTATTGGTTATATGTGAAACTTAATTTTTTAGTTGAAAATAATTGAATAATTCTTTGTTCGTTATTGATTTCTTTTTGTGAGTTAGCATAATAATTATTTAACTCTT